CTTGGAGTCCCTCCAATGTATCAATTGATTCATATGGATTGTTGGCTACTGCTTGAGTCTCTAACGGATTTTTTTTGTTTAATTCATCCTGTAACTTCTGGAGTTGCTCCTCAGCGGCTTTACGCTTCGCTGTTAGTTCACCGAACCGTGCTACGGCTCTGCTTCCTAACTTCTCGGATAACTCCTTGAGGTCATCTTCGGACATCTCATCAAGATTATACTGTGAAAGAACATCCTTTTCTGATTTCTCTTCCAAGGGTTGTTCAGCAACTTCTGGTTCTTGGCTTACCTCCTCTGTACTCTCGTCAGTGGTTTCTGCCGGTTCTTCTTTAGTTGCTTCAACGGTGGGGCTTCCGGTAAGTTGCCCCAAGCGGCGGGCTGTGAACTCCGCTGCTGACATATTTGACTGTTTCGTCTCTGTTTCGGATTGGACGGTTTCCGTAATGATTTCTTCTGACATAATTTTGCACTCCTTAACGCTGAGCGGACGCGATGCTATTATTATACAATAAGTATCAATACCAAAAAAAAAGAGGCCAAGGCTAATGCCTTGACCCCTTCGTCCATAATAATAATGCTAATCAATAAAGAACTAAAGTCGATCCGTAAATCTCCTTCTAAGCGTTCTCCAATCTGACATTTGTAGAATCTGATCATATGTCAAGATCCTACCACTAATTTGTTGTATTTTTTCTGTATCAGCGTTGTGAAGCTCCTCAATGGTTTCTTCTCTAAGGTCACTGATAACTTGCAGAAAACGAGCAAAGTGCTCGTGATTACTTAATGCTTGTAAATCCTCTTGTAGGCTCATTATTTAGCTGGAATAAATGCTAGGGAATACATTCTACTTGCTTCCCTTCTTCTATCACTATGCGCCTTTTCTGGGTTAGGTCGCAGGAATTTTTTTTCAAACATATCAGAAATAGCTATTGGATCATCTGTTTTAAATACTGCCCTAAGTTTTTCTGCATTGCCTTCGCCAAGAAACTTTTGCTGATCCCCATAAATATTATCATAAACATAGCGCACCTGCGAATCAATACTATCCTTTAATTTTTTATTCCTTAAGTAATCCTTGTAGTTTTGCTTGTGAAAATCGAATTGAAATAATCCTATACCCGGACCACCATCGTACTGCTTTTGCTTGAAGTCAAAGCTACCTCCTGTTTCTACATCTATGTTACCCAGCATAGCAGTAGCAACGAAAGGGTTCTCAGTACCAAAGTATTTCTGTATAGTACGACCTACTTCGTTTATCCGATTATTCTTGTTTATCCTTTCAATCTCCTTAGCCCTTTTACTTGCGTACTGACTAGGAGTCATATTAGCCTTATCCATACTAAATGCCTTGTGTCTGAATGTTACCCATTTGGGCTGGGTTAGTTCCGACTCGTCCAATCTCTGCGTTCTGTGCTTGCTGCATTTGGAAGGTGTACTGACCAGCGTACTTCTCAAGTCTACCTCTGAAGGCTTCATCGACTTGCAAGCGCTCAGTAATATCAGGCTGAGAGCCGTACTGCTGAATAACCTGCATAGCGATCTGCGCCCCATTTGGGCGAGCTGGCATTTCGATGCCCGCGTATATCTTTGATAGATCATCAGTAACCTGCCGAACGACTTGTTCTTGTCCTGCTTCTATGGGTTGTAATATATTATCTGCTAGAACTGGATCAACTGTGAACGCAGCTATGTCCAGCAGGTTATTGATATTAATTCGTCCGCTTCTGTCAAGCTGAGTAAGAGCAACCATTTGCTGTAACTTATTTTGCTGTGTCTCTGGATCAGAGTTCAGTACATCGTAACTTATCACGATATCGAAGTTCTCATTAGGATCACCCTTGTTGAAGGCTACTGGATCAGGTGAACCAGTTACTCTAAAAAATACTGAATCAGGACCAAAACGCTGGAAGCACTTGAAGCACATCTTGATTACCTCGGCGCTGTGCTGTAGGTACTTATCAACCAAGAACTGCTTGCGTACTTGGCTGATTGCGGATGTTTCATCCAATCCGCAAAGTCTATCCGCTTGGTCTTCCATTGTTCTTTCAATCTCAATTGAACCAGTAGGTGCTGGTGGTGTAGGGGCGAAGTCCAAATCACCCTTCCTACGATAAGGTATCATTCTGCCTGGTCCCCAATCCGTTGGTGCTTGACCAACTGGGTGAAGTATTGGCGGAAGTGTAGCTATGCTGTTACGATCAATCCTTGAATCCCTTTCAATCTTTACTTGATTCTGGATACCTCTAAGTATATCTGGGATAGTCTGAGTATCGTACAAGCGTTTGCTGTCCTCCGATAATTTACTTACGACTACAGGATAATCTTCGTAACCGTTCATTAGCTCGAACTTAGCGTAACCAGGAACACCCTCTGTACCATCGAACTCCTTATGGAATACTGTGCAGTAAATACCTTCTGAGCCATCCTCTCTATCAATCAAGCGTTGGTAACTATGAACAAGTTCAATCAGTTCATTAGCCTCGTAAGCATTGTCCGTAAGACTGATGCTTCTACGTCCCTCTTGCTCCCTTTCGATTGAATCCACGTTCACGCCCCTGAACTTATCAATAACGTACTCCACGAAGTTCTCGTCCCAGCCGTCAGTCATTACTTTATTCTCAAGTTCCTGTGGCGTATAATAACTCTTCCAGAAGCAATAAGGCGCTCTTTGTGGATCAGTAACATAAGGGGGGAAGAAAAAATCACCATCAGGTGCTAATGTTTTTACTTCCGGGGCATCTATCTGTCTACGTACTATAGGGAGTTCTGCAGCGCCAGTCTTGCGTAATTGCTTCAGAACGCGTTTAGCTCGTTTCTTTGTTACTCCGTTGAAACTTACTTCCATTAATGCTGTTAGTTCTTCATCATTCTCTCCTGTGCTTACTAACTCAGCTATTTCTGGATTTACTTGAGCAATTTGTTCTAAATCAAGATTTTGAAGAAACTTACGATCCTCTCTGTGCCAACCAATGTAGGTAATAAGCATACCTCTTTCCAAAAGATAATTAGCACCTAGCTCCATCTCCTTCTTGAATCTAGCTATGTATCCTGAACTAATCATCCATTTTAAGAAACTGGATACTATCTTTGCCCTAGCTGCGTCATTGGACTCAACAGGGAATGCTCTTACGTTCGCACGATTTAAGGATGATATGAACAATGAAACTAGACGAGTAATTCTTTCATCAATCGTATGAGCCTCAATGTCAGAAGCACCCTCCCAAGGAAATGCATCAGAACCGTGCTTTCTGTGATCACGGCTCTTGCCTGGCCAAAAGTTCCTACGATCATCATAAGAATTACGGCACAGATCAAAGTACGATTCAAGCTCATTTACAGTCTGTTCATAAGCGTATCGAAGCGTCTTTATACTTGGCTCCTTATCAAGATACGTAAGTGCCTCAGAAATATTATCGCTTTGCATATTAGTACCCTATAATATCATATGTATCAAATACGATCCGGTGCTTTTACCCATTTATATTTAGTTTCTGGTCCACTATTATCACCTTCAATATAAATAATTTTATCAAGTAAGCGACCCTTCATTCTCAATGGGATTTTTACGTAAACCTTCTTGCTTATCTCTTTGATGTAAACAGTAACGTAGTTAGGGTTCGGTGGTTGTTGGATTACCTTACCTCTGTACAGTATAGGCATTGGAATTATGTCGTCCAATATGCTTTGACCCTCCTCGTTTATCCATAGGTTCTTACCCCTTCCAGTTACCATACTCTCTTCCATCTTATGGTAAACCATTTCTAATAATTCTTCAAAGGGTACGTTGTACTCCTTGGCTAGTTCTGTTAATCTTCTTTTAGGCATTAATACCCTCCCTTGTTGCTTGTAGTTGTTAGTAAATCACGTTTATCCAAATGATCAGGACCCTCTCCAGCATTTGCCATTCGCAAGTACCGTAGAACGTCAAAGAAATCCTTTAGGGGTTCATCACTTTTTCCTTTGGAATTGTAATTAATAAGGGAATCAATCAGATTGCCGCAGTCCTTATGTATGTAGCATAAGGGTTTGTTAGCGTCATCGATGCCCATATTTGGATTATAACTGAACCACTCATCAAGTGCAGCTATGCCTATCTCCTCCATCCTGCCGTCACTTGGCACGAAGTGCATACCGTAATCATAGAAGGCTGTGAAGAGATCATCATTGTTCTCATTCTCCCTTGAGAAGTACCTTGAGTCCCCAATCCTTTCGATTACTTGTATACCTAACTCATCCTCAATCTCACGGAATAACTCCGCGTAACTCTCTACGTTGTGGCCAACTTTTTTTGCAGCTGCTCCAAATCTCCACTTTGGATCGCCAAAAACTGCCCATTCACCATATGTATCACGATCAGGCCACTCCTAATATAGACTTCACCCTCTCGATTAACTCCTGCCCAGATTGCAACATAGTTTCGCGCTCCTGCTGGGTCAACCACTTGATAACAACTGTATCTGGACTGATCGGTAATATCCGGAAATTTTCTTCCGTATTTGTTGGGTAAAGAGGATAATACATTTACTTCTGTGTTGAACAACGGCAGAAGGGATGCCATTGATTTGACTGGGACTCCGTAGGCTCGAACAAGTATTTCTTCTTCTGGTCTACCCCTTAGATCCTTTTGTATTCTATCATATCCCCCAAATGGGTTCTCGTCTGAATGCAAATAAATAACTGCAGCATCCCTACCTGTACTGTACTGAACAATAGGCAATGCCTTGCCGCCAAGAAGCTCCGCATCCTTGGTCTCCAATGTTTCCGCGCCCTTTAGGTACTCAGAGATAAATGGTGTATATCCATCAATAGGAGTGAATCCTATTACTAGTTTTGAGTTCCTGGTAGCTAATCGAAAGCGTAGAGTGTTTACAAGTGCAGCATCACCTAAGTACTCATCCAACCAAGCGCCTATGTTCAAGCCATTGGTTCTCTTGAAGCCGAACTCAAAGCCCTCCAAGATAGTCTGATTATTACTGAACTGCGTATAGGTCTTGAAGTCCACTCTTGTCCTCGTATCAGGAAAGATGAATGATGAACCAGTGAAGCCATTCTGCATACTGAAGTTAATATAACCCTCTGTACTTTTGGTCTTCCTTCTGAACTCCTTGGGCATCATCTCCCATATAGCGGATTGCTGTATTTTTACTGAGGTATCAGCGTTCTGGCTGAAGCATACAATATGACCATCCTCGTTGTTCATTACTGATTGCATAACCATCTTGGCGCATCCAGTAGTCTTACCACTTCTGTTACCACCAAGGACTAAGCACTCATTGTACTGCTCAATACCCTTACGCATCCTTCCCCAACCATCTAGGTCAAAGCCATAACGAACTGGGTCACTCTCAGAGGCGCGTATTCTGCCCTCGTGAGCTTCGTGTAGATCCTGTAATAACTTAGGATCAATCTCACCAAGGGCTACGATCTCCTCGTCAGAGGGTCTTTGAAGTATTGGGTGCTTAGTAAATTGTAGTTCCATATTATTTCATATCACAAAATATTCCGCACTCCACCTCCATATTTTTCATTGGTCTACCTACTGCGTCAGGTGGTAACTCATCTAAGAATATTCTTTTACCTTTAAGTCTTACTAACTTAGTGCCGTACTCCCTTGATTTTACTGCTCTATCCTTGAACACCTCTGGGTGCATTTTTCTTACGTGATTCCAATAAGTAACACTTGTGGCTTTTACGCATCCTATGCAGTTAGCGTTTGGGTATCCTTGTTTGTAGATCCTAGGCAAAGTCAATCCAGCATCTTGTATGATTAAGTAGCAATCAGCTTTACTTATTTTCGCATCAATAAGCACTGGAAGTATATTACTTCTTTCGTTCAAGGCGAATCTGTCGTGCCGTTTTTGTTCATCAGAAGTAAAACCAAGAACTATGTAATCGTGGTGATTCTCAGATTCCCAATGCTGCCGTGCCTTCTTCTTTAAATGCAGAGTACAAGGAGCGCCATATATGCCACTCATATAGCCCTTTCCGTTCTTGGTAACAAATGTATCAGCTATACTACAACTTGGGTACTTTGGATTAATAGCCTTCTCTATTTTTATACCTAGCCATTTTTCAACATCCAAAAGAAACCTTTGATTATCATCATCCTCTTCTTTTACAGGATTGTTTATTACTCGTACAGTATTATTTGTACCGTACTTTTCGATGGTTTTTTTAGCTGCTACAGCACTTGCTGCACCGCAACTAAACCAAACGGCTATGACTTTATTTTTTATTGTACTCAACTTACTGTAGTTCCATCGTCATCTTCTTCATTGAAGTCCCAATCAATGTCAGGTGAATCCGTCTTTACTTCTTGGTGCATCTCATTTATCAGCATCCTTCCACTTGGAAGATGATCATAATCAAAATATACCTCGCCCTTTTCGTTCATTACTATGAAACAGAAATGATCAAAGTGCTCGCCAAGTA